CCGCCTCGCCGCTGAGGCATTCGGGCTCATGCCGGATCGGCGCGAAGCTCTCGCGCTTCGTTGCAACTACTCCATCATCGACAAGGACTATCAGACCGCATTGACGCTAGCCCGCAAGATGATGGAAACCGATCACCCGAAGCGGTCCTACTGGAGCCAAAACAACGAATGGTATGGATGGAAGGGCGCTGAGTTTTACCGCATGTGCCTGCGACTCACTGGCGACAGCGCGGAAGCGGATCTTGAATGGGATCTAAATAGAGACGAGCGGCGGCACACGTTTTCCATTATTCATGCCACGCTCGACCGTCCCGAAAAGGCTTTGCAGATCCGTGAAATGTGGCTGTCTCGCGCCCGTTGTCCAGAAAACGTGGAATACATTTTCGGACTGCATTCTTTCGATGAAAAAAGCGTTTCAATGCTGAAGGGATTCAAACATTCGATCACCGACGAAAAGGGCAGCGCGGTCAATTATGACTCTGCGGCCGCGATCTCGACGGGAACTATTTTGATCCAGGCTCAAGACGATTGCTACCCGCCGGATGGATGGGATGACAAGCTTCTTGAAATCGTCGCCACTCCTTATCACCCGGTTTTTGTCGCCACCCATGACGGGCATCGAGACGATAATCTGACGGTCAATTCCATCATGACCCGCGCTTACATGGAGATTAAAGCCGCCCGCGACCCGGGTGAAGCGGGATTCTTCCATCGCGGATACAAGACGGTTTTCCCCGACACGGAAAACAGCTATCGGGCGCTCAGGGACGCGGAGGAGGGAATCTGCCAGTATCGCCGGAATATGGATTTTTGCATCTATCATGATCACCCGGCATATAACCCGGCTGTTCCGGTAGATGGCACCTACCTATGGGAGAATGCGCCAGAGAACTACAAGAGCGGCGAGAAGCTATTCCGCGAGCGCAACCCTGGCGCTGAGTTATTCCTGAAGCGCGAGCCAGAACTGGAGGATGCGATACCATGAGCATGCAATCCCACATGGCTAACGACCTCCGCGAAGTGTTCGAGCGGGACATGCCCGCAGAATGCAAGATCGGGGCGCAGACTTTCAGCGTTTTGATCGATGACCTTTTGAACGAGGAGGTAGAAACAACATACGGCGGGCCGGAATCTCTGGACTTGCAACGCGTCCACTTCCAAGCATCCCAAAAATCATCTATCGAGATCAATTCTCCGCTAGCTGTCCGTCAGAAAGCAGCGCCGGGAGCGAAGCTGGATCCGTGGAAAAGTAAGATCGTTTTATCATCCATCCTCAGCGCGGATGGGAATGAATTGATCGCAACCGTGAGAGGCGACTAACCATGATCTTACGATCCGCAGAAGAGGCCATCAAAGAGGTTTTGCAACCGGCGCTTAATGATGTGACCGGGCTGGACGCGGCTACACCCATTCTCTTTTCGGACGAGGATGAGACAAAGCCCCAAATGCCATACATCATCCTGCAATGCGTTTCATCGGAAGAGCAAATCACTCCTGGATGCGGGATTTTCAAAGTCGAGGGGACACTCGTTTCCAACAATGCAGGCTAGAGTGATTTTCATAATTTTTTGGAAAGGGTAGGGACGCGCCACGAATGACGCGCCCCAGGTTGCTAGCGATTAGGCATAGCTGGTGGTGATCAGTTCGGCGGCGGTTTCGTCCACGATCTTCTCGGCAACGTGCTGACGCACGCGGAGGATGTTGGAACGGCGCTCGTCGGAACGATAGGTTTCAGGGGTAAACAGGCCGGTGGTATCTTTCGACCATTGGATGGTGCGACCGATTCCGCCCGCCTGATATTCACCGCCCGCGATTTGGGCAACACTGATATAGGCGTCGCCCCAAATGAACGAGCCGGAATGCGATTGACCCTTCGCGTTGGCGTTGTATGCGGCCTTGGCGACATACAGCTTGTCAACGTTGAGCGCCCGCGCCACGTCGTCTTCACCGGGAAGCGTGAACTGACCAGCGGACTTCGGAACAACCCCGAAGATCTGGTTTTGCATCAACGTCGAGCGCTGAATACGATAGAACACGTTTGCCGACATGATGATGGCGTTCGGAACAATCCCTTTCTTTAGTAGTCGCAGCTTTGCGGCGGCGACATCGGCGGGAAGGTTGATCGTTGCGAGGTTCGCTTCGGTATAGGCAACGGCGGCAGCGGTCGCGGTGAACGTGGAAGCGCTCATCACAGCGGCGGCAACACGTTGCTCGTAGGAGATGCGAAGCGAGCGCTCCAGTAGCATTGCTTCGGTCGCCTCAAGGTTCATGAAGCGCTCTACTTCGGCCTCGTAGGCGTCATCAATGACGCTTTCCAAGCCGTATTCGAGCGCGTCAAACGTGTCGGTGTCATACTTGCGGTTGACGCGCTGATAGGCGTCTCCATTTGCGCGGGGTTTTGCGTCCCCGTTCATGAGTTCGCCGTTCGCGAGCTTCGCCTTCATGTAAATTCCGCGCTTCACGTCCTCGCCTTTTACGGGGAGAACCTGATCGCCGATGAACATTTTATTGAAGTCCGCGTTAGCCTGCATCACAAGAGCGTAAATGTCGCTCCGTGGTGTTGCTTGGGAATTGGTGTAAGCCATGGTCGTGGTTAGTTAGGTTGTGGTTTGTCGGTTTCGATCAGACTTGCACGAATTCGGTGACGATACCGTTGGACGCTACCGCCGAAACGAGAGCGGTAACGCGGGAGGTGGTGACGACCCCGACATAACCGCCAGTAATAATACCGTAGGAAGTGGCGGCGGTGACTGCGGAGCCGGATGCCTGGAGCATGAATGAACCCGGGGCGCTCCAGAGTTTCACGCTGCCGTAGTTTGCGTCAGCGATGTCTTCTTGAGTAACCCCGATGCCCTTCGTGTCATTGGCGGCGGCGGTAATAGTGCCATCCGCTTGCACTTTGACGGCGATGTATGCCGAAATAGCGCCGGATGCTAGGAAGGACTTGAATCCTTGGTCGTTTTGACTGGCCATGATGGTGGTTTCGTTGGTGGTTGAGTTATGCGGTTTTCACGTTGCGCGATGCCTCATAGGACTTCCACGCATCGGGGTATTTCCCCTTGTTGGTTAGAATGGCGAGACGAGACTTGTTTTGGTCTCCGCCGAATTCCTTGACGGCGAGATCCGCGACATGCTCCTCGAAATGCTTTTCGCCAGTGGGCTTTTCGCCAGCTGGTCCCGCTTTCGGCAGAGTGGTGATTCCCATCTTGGCGGAAAACGCCTTGATTGCGGCCTCAGCGCCACGTTGCGCGGCAAGTTCGATCTTCTTGGTTTCGGCGTCGTCCTTGTCGGCGTCTGGATTTTCATCCAATTCCTTCTTGTCGTCGCCATCGTCGTCCAATTCCTTTTTGTCGGAATCGTCGTCAAGCTCTTCCTCTTTCTTTTCTTCGTCCTCGAATTTCTTCGCGAACTTCTTGATTAGATCGGCCTGAGCGTCATTGGTTGCTTTGAGGTCATCGAACTTCTTCGACAATTCCTCGTATTGTTCCTTGTCCATTGTTTTGGTGGTTTCGTTTGGTTCTGGCGGAATTGCCGAGAATAGAGATTTGTTAGCCGCTGGATCGGAGACGAGAGCGGTGGCGAAAACAGAGCTGCACCGGGCAAGGCAGTGGTCGCCACTCACTTCATCCTCGCCACCGAACTCAAGAGACATGCCGAGATGGTCGGGATTCTTCTTGGCCATCTCGATGATTCGCGGGCGTTGCGGCTCGGTTTCGTAAATATGGAAGTCGGCAAGGACTTTTGTTGCGGTAAGGCTGAAATTATCAGCCCATCCGATTGTCGCCATGACGCCGCTTCCGTGGTCAGCCTTCACCTTGAGGTTTCCGTTGCCTACGCAGTATTCGTAGACCTGCTTCAAAGTCGTGGCGTCTACGATCATCTGGCGCCCCTTCTTGTCAAAGTGGCCTTCCGCGTTGCCTAGCTCCATCAGCGAGACGGAACGGATGGTTCCCGCCATCTCGTCAATGGTTGGCCCGGTGCCGATTTTAAAAAAGTGTGGCTTCATGGGAAATATTTCTTGCGGGTTTCAGGGGATAGCTTCCCTTCCTTGAATTGCCCGGATTCGATAATGTGATAGGCGATGGCATACGCCTCCTCTTCGGAGTGGCCCGCTCCGACCAAATCCTTAACCAGCGCGTGGCGCTCATCGCGTTCTTTGGATCGCTGCGACTTTTCTTTTTCGGATAGAATCGGTTTCGCGAACTCCTTGCCCTTTGTCTCCGTGCCGTTGTCGATTGACGTGCTCTCGGTCGTGGATTCCGTGGCGGAAATGGGCTTGGCTGGACCAGCCCCGAAAATATCTTCAACTGGTGCGCCAACGTCGGCGGCAACCTTGGCTTTGATCTGGTGCCATCTCCCCATCGAAAGCGCCACGTCTTCAGGGTCTTGCCCATTATCAACCCAGTGCTTCATGGGGTCGAGAAGGCCCGACTGATAAAGATTCATCGCCGCATTCGCCTCCTTGCCGAGATCGGGCTGAGGATGCGAGCGGTAGCCCCATCGCCCTTTTGTAATGGCGCGATAAGTCGAGACAGGGAATACCCCTTTCGCGATAGCGTCATACAGGAAGGCGTTCTTTATGCGGCTGGCGTGGGGCTCCAGAACCTTCTGGAAGCGCTCGAAGGACGCTTTAGCCATCTCGGATTCAAGGCGGCTGGAAACACCGCCTAAGGCGGCGGCGTCGAGGGCAAATGAATAAGGGAGATCGTAGCTCATCGCCACGAATTGAAGGAGGAGCTTCATCAGCGCCTGCTCTTCCGTGGAGGGGGAGTTGCTGGACGGAAACTTAATGTCAGTCCCACCTGCTAGGTGGTTGATCTGACCGAATTGGATGTCTTGCTGCAACCCGCTCGCGCTACCATCGAACATGTTGGTCGCGTAAGGGTCCATCGCCCCGCCCCCGACCGTTGCGCCGTTGGAGTTCGTGAAAACCGTGAGGGCTGAGGCGATTTTTGCCTTGCCCTTCACGAAATCGATCATCTCGTAGAGGTCGCGGAGGTTCTGAATCGCCGTCGCCAAGATGGAAACGCCCCGATACTGATCGATCCTCATCGGGTCCGTGAGATGCACGAATTGATCGGCTGGAACATCTATCGGGTTATCATAGGTGTTCGTGGTCATGCTCCGGTGGAACACGCGGAATGACTTGATTTCACCATACTCCCCGATGGTCAGGCCGGAAACGTAGTCATTTGCTACGACGTTTTGATAGATTCCGCCGATTCTGTCGGGTTCGACGGCCTGGATTTTAAGGGGAAGCCTGATCGCGGCTTCCGTTTCCATCCCGATTTCCAGTCCTGGCCGCTGAAAGGCCCATCCGTAATCCCCGCCACGGTTGCAGCCCATGACGCCGAATTCCATCATTTTGAAGAAATCGTATCGCCCGGTGATGTCGCAGTGGGGGAATACTTCCTCGGATAGGTATTCCTCGACCTCTTTATCAAGTTTGGGGTCGCCGGTTTGCGCGTGATAGCTCTGCGGAGTGCAATACATCGCCACCTTGCGGTTAAGCATCTTGGCGGGCGCAAAATTGCGTTCCATATCCTCCGCTTCCCGCATGAGCTGGAGTCGGTCGCGCTGCACATCGAACGAGTTTGGCGACATGTTCTGAGGTGCGGACCCGCGCTTATGGTCGCTTCTTGCTCCGTCATAACGGAACTCATGAAGGACGCGCTTGGCGGCAAGCCTGCGGATTCCAAAATGCGGGGCGACGGCGCAAATAGCGCGGTCAATTCCCGAAGCCTTGAAATCAGGATTCATCGCGACCCCCTCCCGATTCCGCCGTTAAAGTTGGCACGGACGTTCATGGACACCGCCCCCGTTAGGTTGCCGATAGCCTGATTGGCCTCCGCGATAGCGTTTATCAGCTCTGTGACGCTCGAAAAGGTGAAGGATCGCCCTGCAATGGTGTAGGACTGCCCGCGCTTTAGCCCGGCGACGAGCGCTTCAGTGAGCGCGTCACGGATGGCCGTCAGCGTGACGATATCCAATCCGATCAACTTGCCAGAAGCGGCCATCAGTCAACCCTCCCGCTCAAGCGCGAAACAGAAACGGACCTACCAGCAAGATTGCAATCCTGCCGATAGGTCCGTTTCCTGAAATCGCTTGGGTAACCCCACACGAGCGACAATTAGCCTCACCTAAGATTTTTAACAAGCATGAATTTCGGCAATTGCAATTTTTGGGCAAAAGCGTAAACGACGGCATGTCAAACACCGCGTTCTCCACCGCCTCGGCTTATCGGATTTCACAACCAGCCGAAGAATCCAAGGTGATCCTACGACTCTCGTCCGCTTCCGACACGGGGGATAGCGTGGGTATTTATGGGACAATCTCCGGAGTTCCTGGACTTTCCACCGTGACCACGGCCGGGCAGCGCGAGGTTGTGACGGACGACTCATTTACAGCGCTCACGCAGGCGCTGGCGTTCTTTGTTCCGGTCGGCAGCGTCACCGGGCTATCACCCGGAACAGCGGCCATCGGCGACATCAGCGCTATTGCAAACCCAGCGGACGGAGCAACGATCACGGTCGGCCTGACTGGTAGCGGACTCACCTATCGATTCAAGGACACGCTTGCGGCGGCGTATGATGTAAAGCGGGGGGCGTCGGCGACTGACTCTATGCTAGCCCTTAAAAAGGCGATCAACGCGGATGGGGTGTCGGGGACGGACTACTACGCCGGGACCGCACAAAACCCCGTTCTATCCGCTGCCGTCAGTACCACGGTAATCACCGTCACCGATCGACTTGGTTGCGCCCGTCAACTTGGGTGGGTATTCTCTGAGTCCGCATCCAATTTTGCGCTTCGGCTCCCCATGGGCGGCATCGATGGCGCAACACTTTTCACCACTCCGGCGGGCGTCACCACAGCGGCCAATCCTCTCACGTTCTCGTCCGAAGACCATGCGACAGTTACTCTCCCGGGATACATGCGCGGAACATCATCGATGGTTGCGGTGGGTGGGAATCGGGCGATGCTCCGGCTCTGGTCGGATCAGGACATCGACTACAAGATTGAATCCTCCACGGATCAAAGCCATTGGGTGACGACTAGCGAAGGGACTGAGACACTGGTGGCATCAACCCTAACTTATATCCATCTGGCCGAGCTGCACGAATTCATCCGGTTTGTGATCACGACGAACTCGAACACGGATGATACGGTGCTGGACGCCCGTGTGATTTTCTAATCGGCGCCGATGGGCGGAATCGTCTGGACGCGATACTTTTTCCCGTCGGTTCCGCAATAGGTTTCCGCGACATAGATGCCGGGCGCTATCTCATCCCCGATTCCCGGAAGGATTTCGCAAGCTATCCACACAGAATCCGCCGTTTGCGTCTTCGCTGTCGGATCAAACCCCAACCGGACAAGCTCCGCGCCAAGTTCCTGAATTCGCTCAAAAGCGGCCTCGTTCTCGCGCTCCAAGTCCGCGATTCTCAGATCTTTTTCGGATAGGGTAGGGTAGTTGTGGGCATCATTCATGATTCGTTCTCAGTTTGTGTTTCAGATTTTTCCTCAACCGTCCATAAGATCGGTTGCAGCTTCGGGTCCATGATCGCCGCCGCGAGGCACATTTGATCGGTGTCAGTCAAATGGTTATCCTTCCCGGATGCAACACAGTATTCCCAAGATTGCTGCCCGGTTTTCTTGTTGGTCATCTTCTTTTTGAATTCGACATTCGTTTGTAATCGATGCTCTTCCGACCGTCCGCTACCGATGCGAATTCTGTGACGAGGAATGGCCGACAACCGAGCTGTTCCGAAAAGAACAATCGAAGAAGGGAAAATACGTTGCGACCAATCCGAACGCGCCCGCCGATCATCTATCATTTCATCTGGAATCAACATCGGTTTATTACTTCCCCCTTTCCAAGGTGTTCATGGAGAAAATGCAGGCCGTCCGGGCATACAAGCGCGGGGCCGTCGAGCCATTCAAGGACTATATGCAAAAGCGGCGGGCGATGGCCTGGGATGAATCCCCTTCCATGGTTGACGAGAAAGCCGCTTATGATCGCAGCAAGGGCGAATATCTCTTGGGCGAGCCTCATGAATTTGAAATCTCCCGGTTTCTTTGCGTGGACAACCAAGCGGGAAAATCCGGGCAAGGCGCTCACCGCTGGGTAACTTGCCGGTCGTTCGGGGCGATGGAGTGCAGGCTGATCGAGGCCAAGCGAGTAAAAACATGGGAGGAGGTCGAGGAGTTAAGGATAGAACTCGGGGTTGAGCCGGGACGAACCCTTGTTGATATCGCTTTTGATACCGCGGCCGTTCAGGCGGTTTGCGTCCGATTCGGATGGCAGGGATTTTGGGGGGATACCACCAGCAAGAACTCGTTTCCGCACTATGACAACGTGCAGACGCCGCAAGGACCGAAACAGGTAGTCAGGCAACTACCATATTCAAAGCCGCAGATTGGTCATGTCGGGATCGGCAAGAGCGGTGAGAGGCGGCAGGCCCGTTTATACTGGTGGTGTTAACGCCCGAACCAAAAGTTTGTGGA